ACTGAATATATTAAAGAAAGCAAATCCTAATATTAAGTTTTTGCTTGAGAATGTGAGAATGAAACAAGAGTATCAAGATGTTATATCTGCAGAGTTGGGTGTTAAACCTATAATGATAAATTCCAAGTTGTTATCTGCTCAAAATAGAGTTCGTTTATATTGGACTAATATTGAAAATATTACTCAACCAATAGATAAAAATATCTTATTACAAGATATTCTAGAGGATGGAGTAATAGATAGAGATAAAAGTTACTGTATTGATGCTAACTATAGTAAGAGTGGGGACTTAAATTCTTACTTTGAAAAAAGTAGGAGACAACTTGTATTTAAAGATGCATTAGCATTAGGTGCTGCACAAAGAGGAAGAAATATCGTTAATGTAAAAAGAAAGGATATTAAGAATGCATCTACTATACAGAGAATTGAGGTTAACTATACAGGTAAATCTAATTGTTTAACCTCAGTACAGAAAGACTCTTTAGTATTAGAAATAAAGGATGGTACCAAAAAAGGATTCGTAGAGATAAAGGATGGTGATTGTTTTGATGCTACATTTCCTAACTCTAAGACTAGACGAGGAAGAAAAATGACTGACAAAAGTCATTGTTTGACGGCAGCTACCCCTGATTTTATGCATTATAAGAATAGCATAGTACGACGACTAACTCCTATCGAGTGTGAACGTCTACAAACTGTTCCTGATGACTATACAAAGGGAGTATCAAATCATCAACGTTACAAGATGTTAGGAAATGGATGGACAGTAGATGTTATTGTTCATATACTTAAATTTTTAATTAATGAAAAGAAAGCAAAAAAAGCAGAGAAAAACCCCAGTTAAGAGAACACCAAAACCTAAACAGGTAAAAGTTGGATTATATCTTAATTGTGAGTATGAAAGTTTTTGTGAGTTATCTCTTTTATATTTTGCTGAAGAACTGATTAAAGCTGGATATGCAAAGATTGTAATGAGGTCACCCTCTTATAGTCTTTGTGATCCAGTTCAATCAAGTTATGCAGTACAATTAAAGAGAGGAAGTAAGCAGGAAACACAGACAATTAGTCAAGGAGTTACATATACTCCAGACTATGATATCTATTTTACTCTAAAGGCGTTAGGTATATTCTGTTGGGAATTAGGAAGTGGTACTAAATGGGATAAAAACTTACTAGTTTGTGAAAGATTTATTTGGAATGATACTGAAATTTACTATAAGGCTTGCTGTGAGGTAAAGCCTGACTTTAGTAGAAATAGTACTACTCCAAAAAGTGTACAAAGTATGAAGTGGTTATACCAAAAGCATAAGGTATTTGTTAATTTGTTTCGTCCTAATAGGATATTCGAGGGTTTATTTTTACCTGATAAGTATCTTATGACAGAAAGAGGAACAAAGAGAATACTTAAATTTAAACCCAAGACTCTTCAAGAGTACTTGAAAACTAAAGGATTATGATAAAAACAAGTAAGATAATAGAGTTACCTATCTCTGTAGGATTAAGAGAGATAGCATATGCTAATGCTGATAAGATGGGTAAAATAAATAACTCTATTCTACAGGGTAAAGGAAATGAGGCTGGATTTATAGGAGAAGAAGTAGTTAAGTTATACTTAAGAGATTTTGGAGACGTTGTTGAGGAAGAAACATTTCCTTTACGTTATGAGTATGATTTTCTGTTTAATGGTAAAAAATGTGAGGTAAAGACTAAACAGACAACAGTTAAGCCAAAATCAATATATGATTGTTCTGTAGCTAATTATAATCCAGATCAGAAATGTGATGTATATATTTTTGCTAGGGTTCATGAGTTTTGGGAGGTAGCTTGGATATTAGGATGGATGGAAAAGGAAGAATACTTTAAGAGTAGTGTCTTTCTGAAGAAAGGAGATATAGATCCAAGTAATAATTATACTGTCAAAGCTGACTGTCATAACGTAAAAATTCTTAACTTACATGATATTAAAGATCTAAAATAACTTATTATGATTAAAGGAAAACAAATACAACCAAAGGCTTTTGTAGATAAGCCTGTAATGAATTATAGAAAGTTGGATGCTCTTAACCAGAGTATGCTTAAGGCTTTTGATACTGATCCAGTTCGTTTCTATAATCAATTCAAGTTAGGAAAGACCTCTAGAGATAGGAAGAATACTGCATTAATAATTGGGGACTTAGTAGATTTTTATGTATTAGCTTGTAAAGGAAGTGAGGAAGAGTTTAATACTCGTTTTGATGAGAAATTTGCCTTATTTAATGGTGCAAAAGGAAGTGGTCAAGTATTTATTTTAGCTGACTATCTATTTGAGGAAACAGAGAATTGTTTAGATGAGAATGGTAGAATTACATGTTCATTTGAAACACGATTCTCTGCAGCTATATCTCGTATTAAAAATGATAGTCCTCCAAAGTATAAAGGTAAGAGTGATGTAGCAATCTTAGAAGATTTTGAGAATAATGGTAAAGCATACTTTGATATACTTATAGAGAATATAGGTAAAACTGTAGTAGATATTAGTTTATTAGATAAAGCTAGAATTGTTGGTAATAAGTTATTACATGATCCTTTTACTGCTAGTTTATTTAGACATGATGAGAAAGACTACTTTACGCATTTTCCTATTGAGTGGAGATATGAATTGGGAGATAATAAGAGTATTCTATGTAAAAGTGAGGTTGATATGCTTATTATAGATCATGAACATCGTACTATTCAGCCTATGGATTTAAAAACTACCTATGATAATGAATCTTTTGATTTTATGTATATCAAAAATAGTTACTATCTTCAGAATGCTTTTTATGATAAAGCAGTTAAAGTATGGGCAGCAGAGAATGATATGACTAATTTTACTGTTTTTCCTATGCAATTTGTTGTAGGTGATACTTCATCTAATAATAGACGTCCACTTATGTACAGTACTTCTTCTCAAGATGTACTAAATGGTATGTATGGTTTTGATTTTAGAGGTTCTCATTATAGAGGAGTTCATGAATTAATTATGGATATAGCTTGGGCAGAGGAAAATGATATTTGGAATTGTAGTAAGGAGGCTTTTGAGAAGAAAGGTCAAATGAAATTAAATATTAATTATGAATAAAATTAAAACTTATGGGAATTGTAATTGAATATCAACCATTTAAAACTTGGTTTAAAAAATGGAGGCATAAACTTTTTGGATGTCCTACTTTTTGGAGATCAATATGGAATACCTTTTGGAGATCAAAACCTAGGTATAGATGCCCAGAGTGTAATAAAGCTTTACACTGTTATTGGGATGGTAATGATACAAATAAAGGTATTGATTATTGTGATAAATGTGCATCTAAACACGAAAAATAATGAATAACATAAAAATTGACCTGTTTCTTACAGGTCTTCTTCAAGTTACATTTGTTGCTATGAATGTATCTTTTATAGCTCATAAAAGAATAGTTCCAATGCTAATAACTGGGTTTATCATATCTATGATTTGGACTTTTAATATAAAGAAAATAGCAATTGGTGGAATGACTGATCGTATTACATATTCCTTTGGAGCTATGATAGGTACAGGTCTAGGATTTTTAATTTCTAATTGGATAAATATACATTTATGATAGCAGAAAAACAAATAGAAATTTATAAGCAAATTGATGATAAGATTTTGAAGGTATCAGCCTCAAAACGTCATGATTATGCAGATGCTGATGTATTAAGTAACTTTAAGAGTGTATCTCAGGCAGCAGATAGTTTAGGATTAAATATTGGTGAACCAGAACAATATGCTTTGTTTATGGTAATTCTTAAAATTGCTAGACTATCTAACTTATTAAACGCAGGAAAGACTCCTAATAATGAGAGTATTGAGGATAGTTTTTTAGATGGAATAAATTATTTTAAGTTAGCATATTGTTGCTATTTAGATAAGAAATAATCTAAAAAATTATTCAAATTATATTGGTATTCTAGATATAATTTCGTATATTTATGTACCAAGCAGGGGAAGAAATTCTACCTGCTTTTTTAATGTATTAAATCAATCAATTATATGACAAAAGGAAAAAAGTTTCTCTCAGATTTGAAGTTACATAGTGACTACTTTAAGTGGCTTGATAGTGAGGGAAGATATGAAACATGGAATGATGCATCAGAGGACATCATTAATGGGCATCGTATGAAGTATGCCAATAACAAAGAATTAGAACCTTATCTACAGTCAGCTCTAGATAGTTTAAAAGAGATGATTATTCTTGCTAGTCAGAGAAATCTACAGTATAGATATCCTCAAATTATGAGAAGTAACTTGAGAATGTATAACTGTACATCAACTCATGCAATGAGAAATACTGTCTTTCAAGAGGTATTTTATTTAGCATTAAATGGTTGTGGTGTAGGGACATCATTACTAATTCCATTTGTTAATAATATATCTCGTGTACAGAAGAGAGAAAATGGAACAGTAACATATGAGATTGAAGATAGTATTGAAGGATGGGCAAATGCAGTAGGTGTATTGATGTCATCATACTTTGTTGATAATCAACCATTTCCTGAATATGCTAACTGTAAAATACGTTTTGACGGTAGTAAAATAAGAGAGAAAGGTACATTTATCTCTGGAGGGTTTAAAGCTCCCGGATATGCTCCATTGAAAACTTGTCTTGAGAAGATTGAGGAGTTAATGGATAATTGGATTACCAAAGAAGGTGATAAATTACGACCTATAGCTGTAGGAGATATTATTTGCTATATGTCAAATGCAGTATTAAGTGGAGGAGTAAGAAGAGCAGCTTTAAACTTTATAGTTGATCCTAATGATGAGGAAATGATTATGTCTAAGACAGGTAACTGGTATTTGGAGAATAAGCAGAGAGAGCGTACTAATAATAGTGTACTGTTAATTAGGAACTTAGTTACTAAAGAGCAGTTTGAGAGGATTGTGAATCTGAATAATGGTATGAATGATATTGGGTTTGTATTTGCCAATAGCTGGTTTGATATGTTTAATCCGTGCTATGAAATTAGTAAATTGCCAATTCTGTATAAGGGAGATTTGAAGAAGATTTATTATGAGGATGTAGAGGAGTTTACTAGAGTAAATAGAAAACTCTTTGGAGTACAAGGTTGTAATCTGAATGAGATAGTAGCTGAAAGGATTAAGACATTAGAGCAATTTTTAAAGGCTTGTGAAGATTCTGCAGTTTTAGGTACTTGTCAGGCAGGATATACCTCTTTTCCTTATTTAGGAAAGATAACTGAAGAGATATTTGCTCAGGAAAACTTACTAGGAGTATCTATTATTGGATGGATGAATAATCCTAAGTTATTCAATGCAGAATGGTTACAGAAAGGAGCAAAAGTAGTTGTTGAGACTAATGAGAAGATAGCTAAGATATTAGGTATTAATCCTGCAGCTCGTACAACATGTGTTAAGCCCGGTGGAAATAGTGGTACTATTGCTATGACAACTGGAGGATTAAAGGCTGAAGAAGCTAGTAAGTATCTGAGAGTAATGCAAATTAATAAGGAAAGTACTGTAGCTAAATGGATGAATGAAAATATGCCATTTATGTTAGAAGAAAGTGTTCATAGTGAGACAAATAGTGATTATGTGATATATGTTCCAATATCTGTTCCTGATGGAGCTATTTTAAAGAATGATATTATTGGAGTTAAGCATCTTGAATATATTAAATTGGTACAAGAGAACTGGGTAATTCCCGGTACAGTACCAGAAAGATGTGCTTATGAAGGTATTACACATAATGTATCTTGTACAGTTATTGTAGAGGAAGATAAAACAGATGTAATTAATTATATCTGGGATAATAAAGAATCCTTTACAGCTATATCTTTTCTAGCTAATATGGGAAGTAGAGGATGGAATCAAGCTCCTTATACTGAGATAGTACCTATGGAAGATATTATTACGACCTATGGAGTAGGAAGTATGTTTGCTGCAGGATTAATTGTAGATGCTTTGCATTATTTTGATGATAACTTATGGTTGGCTTGTGATACTCTTCTTATTAAAGAAACACCTATTACTGGTAACAGAGAACAGGTAATTCTTAAGAAGTATTGGTTAGATAGAGGAAAGAAGTTTGCTAAAAACTACTTTAAAAATGATTTATCTAAAATGGTATCTTGTCTTAAAGATGTACATATTCTACATAAATGGGAAACAATCTCTAAGAAGTATAAAGAAGTTGATTTATCTAAAATCTTAACTAAACCTGAGTATAAAGATATTAGTGACTTTTCTAGTATAGCTTGTAGTGGAAATTCTTGTGAGATTTCACGTGTATAATTTGTAAAAACTAATAAAAAATAGTATATTTGTAACCTAAATTTATAAAATGGCAGTAGAAAAGAAAAAAGAAAAACCTTCCTTATCTCAAGCAATTGCAGCTTTAGAAAAAGATTATGGAAAGGGAACCGTAATTCACGGAAAGAATGATATAGTTGCTGTATCTGGACCAATAATTGATACAGGATCTATTGGATTAAATGATGCATTAGGTGTTGGAGGAGTAGTGATGGGAAAAATCTATGAGATATATGGCTGGGAATCCTCTGGAAAGAGTACACTATGTCAGATAATTGTAGGAAATGCTCAAAAGAAAAAGCTTAAATGTATTTATGTAGATGCAGAGAACTCTTTAGATAGAGATTATGCAAAAGCATTGGGTGTAGATATGGATGATTTATATATTATCCAAATGGACTCAACTGCAGGAGAAGGAGCTTATAATAAAGTAGATAGATTAGTTGAGACAGGAGAGATTGATTTAGTTATCTATGATAGTTATAATGCTTTACAACCAAAGTCTGTTGTAGAAGGAGAGGTTGGAGACTCAGCTATTGGCAAACATGCAAGAATGCTTGGACAAGCTGTGATGAAAGCTAATTATCTATCTATGAAACATGGTACTACATTTATCTTTATTGGTCAGTTGAGACAAAAGATTGGAGTAATGTTTGGTTCACCAGATACTACTCAAGGTGGAAATGCACTAAAGTTCTATGCTCAGGTTAGAATTGAGACAACTCGTTCTACCTCAAAGGATAATAGTGTTTATAGTGGAGATACTAAAATTGGTAATCTAACAACAGCAAAGGTTATCAAAAATAAATTAGCTCCACCATTCAAGAATGCATCCTTTAATATCATTTATGGTATTGGTATTGATAAAATTCAAGAAGTAATAGATTTAGGAAAAGAAACAGGTATATTATCTGTTAGAATGCCTTATGTTACTATTGATGATACTAAATATGAGATGGAAGAATTTAAAAGAATGCTTATTGATCATCCTGAGTTCTATGATAAGTTGAGTAAAGATATCCGAGCTCAAAAGAATACAGAGGTTATAGAAACCAATTTAGAAATTGTAAAACCAACAGAAGATGGAGTTTAATGATTATCAAGAGTTTGTAAAAAGCATGAAGGTATATCCTGAGAAATATGCAATTATATATCCAGCATTAGGTATTGCTGGAGAAGGTGGAGAAGTAGCTGAGAAAGTAAAGAAATGGCTAAGAGGTGATAGAGAACTAGATAAGCTTGAATTGCTAAAGGAAGCAGGAGACGTTCTATGGTATCTAGCATCTATGGCAGATGATTTAGGCTATACTCTACAGGATTTAGTAGATGAGAATATTAAAAAGCTTTCTTCTCGTAAGGAGAGAGGTGTTCAAAAAGGTAATGGAGACAATAGATAATATATGTTAAGAAGAAAGTATTCAGAGAAGTTAAATCAACCATCCGAAAAACGCTTACAAAAAATAGAAGAGAAAAAAGCTCTTACCAAAATGATGCAGAGTGTTTTTATGGATATATGGTTAGAAAAACCACATAAATCAGAAGTTTCTGGTAGATGGTTAGGTAAAGAAGCATTATCTGTATTTTTTCATCATATATTACCTAAAGAGAAATATCCAGAAGCTATATTTGATCACGATAATATTATTCTACTTACATTTGATGAGCATACAAAGGTTGAACAAGACCCTGTATTCTTTGAGGAAGTGAATAGAAGAAGAGAAAAATTAAAAGACAAATATGACAGAATTTCTTAAACAAGAGTATTGGAGTAAGAGTGAATCATTCTTACTACCATTAACTGGCATAGCTAAAAGTCAGAAGTACAAGTTACAGTCTTATTTATTTTGGAAGAATTACTCTATAGAAGATTATTATTTAACCATCTTACTTACACATGATAATTATGATGATTTTGTAAGATATTGTAAAAGAGTAATATTTTCTGTTTTAGATAAGAAAGGTTATTTAGTTGAGAGTTATGATTTTGGTAATCAGTGTGTTATGGTTTTAAATATATCTGAGTGGGCATTAGACATTGAGTTATTTCTTAAGGGAAAATATTCAAAGATGTCTAAACAAGCAAAAGATGCAATCACAGACTATCATGTGTTCTATGATAGAGGGACTAAAATTGATATTGGTATATTAGCTATAATTGAGCCTAATGAACAGTATGAAACCCTAAATAACATGACACCAATAGAGTATGTAGCAGATACCTATAAGTTACCTCTACAAGAACTCAAGAAACTAGGTGAAATTGGTAGCATCTATGACAAGGAAAAAGAAACATTAACAGGACTAAAACAAGAATGTGACCATTATTTACAACAAGAAGGAAGTTCATTTGGATAATCCTTCACTTGAGGAGTTAGTTAAAGCAGTATGTGAAGTACGTAATAATCCTTCCTTAGATGATTTTAAAATTATGATAGATGGAATTGACAAGAACTCAGATTTTGAAGGGCAACTTTGTTTATCCCAATGATTTAGTAAAGTTGCACCCAACAAAGCATTTTATAGAAAGATTAGAGGAAAGAGGTATAGGATTAGACTGTATTCCAACACTCGTAAGAGTTACCAAAGAGAATATACACTCTGCAAAAACGGAAGACGGACTAAGACTCAATAGTGTAGTTGTAAGACTATCTTATAGTTCTAATCGTTATATCTTTCTAGCATTTAATCCTTTTGATGGGGGAATGAAAACGCTCTGGTTCAGAGATAGAGGAAATAAGAAAGGGCTCCAATAGGAGCCCTTTTTTCTTTTCTAATAAAAATATTAAGCCAATACTGGAATAACAGTAATACTTACTGTGCTTCCTAATTCAAGAACACCCCATGCTGTACCTGTCCAAATTAAATCAACAAATTCTCCTGCTGTAGTAAATGTAATGGTTGTACCACCTACATAAACACCAGTCATAACACCAGAACCACCATCAACAATGTGTTGTACTTTCTTTCTTTGTCCAATTTGAGCACCTGAAGCTATTGTAAGAGCTTGAGCACCACCAGTAGAAGTATACTTAGTTAAATATGCTGTTACGTTTACTGCACCTGCTCCAGAAAGAGCTTGAGAAGCAATAGTTGGGAAGAATCCTGCAAACATTGAGTTTGCTGAAGCTCCACCATCTTTTAATAACAAACTATCTACAGTTACACCAGCACCACCAACTTGTTCAGCTATATTGCCTGTAAAGAATCCAGCAGTATCAGTACCACCAACTAAAACACCTTCTACAGCAAAACCCATTTGTGTATCAGATATACCATAAATACCATTATTAGTATCAGCACCAAGTTTAACAGCAAGATTACCAACTGTTCCATCAGCTAAAGCAATAGAACTATCTTTAACTAATACACCATCTACAGTAACACCACTTCCAACAGTTTGTTCACTAATTGTGTTTGTTGAAATAACCTGATTACTTGCTTCCCAGTTAGTTGAGTTGATAGCTGTGAATACTACAGTTGCTCCCGGAGCAATAGAAATTGCTAAGTTAGCAGCACCATCATTAATAGTATCTGCTAAAAAAGGAAATACATCAAGAGATGCAGCTCCTTCATTTTTTACAATTACTGTTAAATTTACAGAAGCTGTAGGTAATTTAACTGAATCACCTGCTGTAGCAACAGTAGTAATTTCATTATAACCTATAGTTAGTGCTGTAGCATTAGTTTGTCCACCAGTAGCAAATGCTGTAATACCTGTAGCTAAAGCTCCACCTCCACCACTTGTTTCTACCCAAGTTGTTCCATTATATGTTTCCAATGCTCCTGTCTCGGAATTAAAACGTACAGGAAATGTCATGGTACTTGTTGGAGCTAAATCACAACAGTCATCTGAGAAAGGTACATGCATTTTATTCATGTAATCCCAGAACATTTTTCTAAATCCAAAATAGTGGTTTTTACCACGCTTTGCTGAGGTATCGAAATCTTGTACGAGACCTCTGTCTAAACCTTTATCTTTCATAATTATAGCATGCATTTCTTATCCGGAATGCAAGAACGGTTTGTATTACTGAATTTTCTCAGTAAGAGTTTATATAAGTATTTTGTTTAAATCTACATTGGTTGCTATACCATTTACCTTCCCAGTAGCAGAATATTGGTGCATATAAGCTTTATTCCATCCATTAACTGGATTTAGTGCTCCATTATAGTCTGCTTCCCATAATTTATATTTTCCTAACCCATGGTTTTTAGGTAGCCAGCTGTTAATCCAGCCCGGATAACTATAGAACATTATTTCGTATCCAGCCTTCTCAATCTCATCTATGAATGTGGTGATGAAAGTTAGTATTTCCTCTGGAGATAAGTTAGGTTTTGTGTCACTTTCTGCGTCCAAAACTAATGGCATAGTAGGTTTACCTGCTAATAGTACTCTAGAGAGAAAATGAGCTGCCTCCAATTTAGCATCTGCTACTACGTCGTGATTATTCCAAGTAGCAAAGTGATAAGCTCCCCATTTAATATTATTATCTATACAACCCTTAGCATTCTCTAAGAATTTAGGATCATTATAGTCTACTCCTTGAGTAGCTTTAAGAAATACAAACTGGATATCTTGAGGGTCAGTTTTAACCTTCTTCCAATCTACAGTTCCATTATTATGGGATATATCTATACCTATCATATTTAATCTTTTTTATCTGAACCTTTTTTTAGTCCAATAAGTGTTATAACATCTCCTATCTTCTGAATAATAGTATCAGGAGATAATAGTAATATGGTTCCAAAGGATAAACCAGCTAGACCACTCCAAATGAAGTCTATCGAACCAACAAATACTAAAAAGAGAGTAACTAACATAGTAATTACCCCAATTGATGAGGTAATCATTCCTTTAATAACATTTTTAATCATGGGTTTGCATTTTATATATTTTCATTTCTTCACTCAAAGCCTCATTTTGAGCTCGTAATTCATCAATTTCTTCTTTCAATTCGTTAACTAATAATCTTAACTGGGCAACTTCTCCTCGTAGTTCTTCAGCTAATCCTCTCCAAATAGAAACAGCCTTTTCTGTAGCAGATATCTCATCTATAGTAGCTGAGGCATCTAGTTTTCTTATTTCTGCTGTATTTTTTCTTTTTCCAATAAAGTATCCACCTCCAATTCCTATTGCTGTGATTACAATATCTACTATAGTTCCGTTGCCCATCTACTTAATCATTATTGTTAGTTAATCATTTATATGATAATATAAGCAATATTAATGATATAATGAAATAACTTTATATATTATTTAACTTCTTGTATTGCTTTTATATATTGCTCTGATGCAGAATTAATTTTTGTTGTTATTTCTTGTCCAATAGGTGATTTATGTATCCAATATCCTTTATAAAATAAATCAGGAGTCTGTGGAGTAGCACCAGCATTATGGTAAATTGGCTTCTTAAGAAACGTTTCATAGTCATTAGTAGCCCAAGAGAAGTCTAGAAGTGGTGTAACGTTCGTTACCTTGCCTCTATTCCATAAAGCCATATTAAGTGCCCACATATCAGCACACCAGCTCTGAAAGCCTTTATTCTCATCTGAGAAGTATTTCTTATTAATAGAATTAGGTGAGTTAAACCAGAACTTCTTTCTAATCTCAATACATTGTCTTTCTACATCCTCCCAAAATTCACTATCAACTCCTTTTAAAATACATTGAGCTCCTCCAGTCTTCTTAGTATAACTCTTTATGATATCTATCGATATCTTTCCTATATCAGCCATGGCTTGTACAGCCTCATCCTCTGGTATATTTCCTTGTATCTCTTTACTCCTGAGATAATCATAGTCTAAATAACTTGAACAATCAGATTGCCAATTTATATTATCCTCTATAAGTTGTTCAAAATCAGGAAGATAGTTAAAAATTATATCACTATCATGATAGAATATTACCTCTCTTTTCAGTTCAGGGATAGCCTTAAAGTGTTTCTTTAGGCTATGTGGACGTAATTGAGAGATATATAAGGCAAGATTTACGCCTTCATCTTTATAAAAGAAGAAACGAGTTTCAGGATATTTATCCTGTAAGGCTTTCCAATTTTCTAGCTCTGCAGCTCTAGCTTCTGGATACCAAACAACAATGTGCATTTTTCCTGATACTCCGAACTTACGAAAATTAGTAATTTGTACCTCTACTTGCCAAAGAAAGTAACTGTCTATAGGCTGACAACTTAAATAAATCATGTTTGTTGGTTTAGTAGTATAAACTTGTTATACTGTATATCGAATATCTTCTTGGCATTTTCAGCCATTCTTTGCTTTAAATCTGTAACATCTAATTTAGTACGTCGTGTTTCTCCTATCCCTCCCTTGTCACTTACGAGAAACTCGAACTTCTCACAAGGTACAGTTAATGTAGGTGGATTATAATGAAAGTATTGATTAATATAACTCTCATCATTAACTACAGGTTCATAAGGGATTTTTTTATCTTCTAACTGATTGTTATACAATACCTTACAAAAATCTATAACTTTATCTTTCTTTCCACCAAAAAATGCACCATAGTAGTAACAACAAGATAATGTTGTATTTATGGGCACATAAGCTTTACTCTTTGGATTGTGATCAAATCCTACACTACCAGCGAGGTAGCCTTTGTTGCCATAGTGCTCACCACCCACCAGATCTCCAATGAACCATTCATCAGTAAAATTTTTAGTGATATTTGTATCTGCATCAAAATAGTATAAATAGTCACTTTTACTACTCTCGAGAGAAAGTATATTAGTGAATTTAGAATTAGTTCCTTCTACCCACGACGTGTGGTTCTGCTCAATGAACACCACGTCTTCCTCTCCCGATAGGTAAGGGGATGGATTGGTATCCGTGAATAAGTAGAAGGTAATATTATTATCTCCTTTATAATGATGTAGGAATTTCTTAATAAAGCGTATTCCTAAAACAAAATATGCGTTGGTTGCTAGTATTATTATTCCTATATTCATTAATCAGTTCCTTTGTAGCCACATAAGTAATCACGAAAAATATAGCTTATTATAATACCTACTACCATTCCAAATAGAAATAGTTTCATAGTATTTAAGTTAAGTCAAACCAAATAATAGATGTACCACCTGCACTAAAAGTATTGTGTACTCTTATATAATGATTAGCAGGAGGACATAATAACTGATGGGTCACCCCAAAATATGTGTAATAAACAGTAGATGAAGTAATTGCAAAAGCTGCTATATTTGTGCCTTCATCAGCTGTAAATATACTTCCACTTCTTTGCCAAGCTCCACTACTGATATTATATGTTAATAAATCTGTATCTATTGTAATTGTTTTTGTTCCATCAGGTGCTCTTACTCCAGCAAAACCATCATCAATTGATGGATTAATATCATCTCTCCAATAGTTTATTGTAACAGATATAGATGGTGTTACTCCTAAATCTCCAGTTGATAAACAGTTTGCTGCTATAACAGATGCAGGAGTATTAGGTGTATAGTAATCTTGTTGAGAGAACCATATACGTGCTCCTCTATTCTGTAAAGTAGAGTGATTGGTAAAGTATATAATATCCTGCTGAGGAACATTTGTAGTTGTTGTAGTTGTTGAGGTGGTTGTAGTCGTAGTAGGAGCTATTGTTGTAGTCGTAGTCGTTGAGGTAGTAGTTGTAGTTGTAGTTGTTACTAAAGCACTACATCCTACATTACAATCATTAGAGATTAGAGTAATTATTACCCCAAATGATGATATACTTCCCTCTTCAGCACATAGATATAAGGTTTCTCCATCAGCTATAGGTATACCTTGAACTACTTGAGCACAATCTATATAATTTATCCATCTTGTTGGACCACCGGGATTAAAAATACTATAGCATCTACATGGTGGAATAGTAGTTGTAGTTGTAGTAGTTGTAGTAGTTTCCTCACAAGTCATAGGAGTTTCTATTACTAGACCTTCCTGAGCTATAATACTACTTGTACATGCACATGGTACTAATCCTCTACCTAAAGAGTTTAACCACATACTTAAAGGTAAATGAGTATTACAATCTGTCCAAAATACTTCTATTGGGAAAGGATTATTGTTTGAAACATAGTATTTATTACAACTTCCACATACCATATCAATACAAGTATCAGCAATTTGTGTTAAAACAAATACTGTATTATTATATGATATTGTATCATAACATGCACAGAATATAAGTGTTTGTCCGGGAACTAATAATTCATTAATAAAATTATTTCCATAACAATAACCATATGATATCATATGATTAGTAGAATCTACATTAGTAATTGTCCAAGTAGGACATCCTACACAAGGAGCAGCTGTAGTTGTAGTTGTAGTAGATGTTGTAGTTGTTGTGGTAGTAGGATTACAGCAATTACAAGCTCTATCTATAATTAACTGCCATTTTTCAGTTGGAGTTAGAGTTCCCCATATAGAGGAAAGACAAGATCCGTCTGTGTAATTTATAGTATCATTAATTTGCTCTAGAGTAAAGCATCTTTTAACTAAAACTCCATGCTCGTCTCTAAAAGATATACATATAGTATCTCCCTCAGTTTCAAACTGAGTAATAGAGGTAACAGTTTGACAGTTATTAATACCTTCACATTCTAAATCTGTAGGATTACATTCATCTTCTGTAGTTACTAAATTACAGATATTGCATGCTAATTTCTCTGCCCATACTGGTGGGAGAGCTCCTAGTTCAGATAAAACTTGTTTTACGCAATTATTATATGTCATATTATCCTAGTGGTGGGCAATCTACTCCACATACCCCATTATCTGTAATAGTGTCATTAAAGTTACTAACTATAGAGTTTGTTATAGCACAAAATGAATCAGTTTGTCCTTCTACTGATGATATAGATTGTGTATTATAGTCACAATCTACGTACTTAATAACATAAGGAACTAATCCTACTCCACTTTCATTATTATGAACAGTATAACAATGACATCTTGAACCACCTACTCCACAATCACATTTATAGTCTATAATAGCTTGTAACTGTTCTTGCCAAGTTAACAAATCCCAAGCACTTTGAGACATAATACATTTAGGATCTAAAGTTAAGCCAATTTGAGCAATATCAAAGCAACGATGCCACAATACTCCATCTTCATCAGTATAGTCAATACAAACATTACTTCCATTTACTTGAAAGCTAGAGAGTGTAGTTAATGTCTCACATTTTTTAACATCACTACAATTAATAGTAGTTGCAGGATTAAGGAAACGACAAATAACGGAGGCTATCTGCTTTCTCCACTCTGAAGGTAAATCACAAAGGTATCCTTGTATTACTTCCTCACAATTATTACAAGTTATTTTCATATATTATGGATTATTTGGTAAAGTAGTAGTTGTAGTAGTAGATGTGCAGCTGCAATTATCTAGCACTGCTCCTATCCAATCATGGATTACTTTAGGTTTTATTGTAATATCACAACTCATATATTATTATTTTATATCATTTCTGTTACTACAAATGTACTACCAACCATTACACTTGATGGTGTAGCATTAGTAATATCTTGAGCAAATTGTAAAGTAAGTGTTCCTGCAGCATTTACAGTTATAGTTCCATTAATACGTTTAAATACTAATCCAGTAGTAGAACCTCCATTACTAGCTACTGTTGTACCAAATGTTGAAATTGGAACACTACTAGTATTTTCACCTGCATACATATTAGTAATAGTACAAGTTCCTCCGATAGCATATTTAAGACCAGCTCCTGAAGCACCTATATTTCCAAATACTATTATTTCAAATCTATATGTTTTACCTGCCTCTACATTAGCTGTTAATCCTGTTATATTAGAAAAAGTATCATTTGTTTTATCAAATTGAGTTGATACTCTACTTTGTTGTATAGATGGAGGGATAGGTAGAGCAGTCCACGTTGATAATCCTGCTGAATCACTTGTAAGCACTTTTCCAACTCCTTGTGAGCCATTAGCTAATTTAAAATCCCCAACCATATCTAAAGCTACTGATGGGTTAGTTTTATTAATACCCAGTCTACTATTATTAGCTTGGTTGGTAAAATAACTATAAGCACTTACACTTAGATAACTATCTAAACCAACATTGTTATAATCACCCAATTTAAAGATATAATTATCAAAATCTAATGATAAACCAATCTCTGAACCAGCAGTTTTTGTTTTTATTTGGAAATTTTGGTCATCAATAATAAAAGAGTTTCCAAAACTAAGGTTATTATAATCTCCTAAAGATGTTATTGATGGACCACCAGCATTAAAATTTACTTTTAATCCTCTATCTCCAATAATATCAGAAGTTGTGATAGTTTTAGTAGCATCATCAACTGCCAATGTTGTTCCATTTTGATTACTATCAAAATCTCCAAGATATGCTTTTACAGGATTAACACCATCAAGTGATAATTTTATTCCCCTACTCCCAATATTATCTTGAGTAATTACATTATTATTAGTCCAATCAACGAATAAGCATGTACCTGATGCACTACCACCGATATTATCACCTAATGTCATAAAATTCCAAGTAGGGTCAAGAGTAAAACCTACACCATTACCATTCACTATTTTAAATGAATCATAACATGTTAAAGTAGTAGGCTCAGTTATATTACCACCAAGTCTAACCTCTGTACCAACAAATGCAGAAGCTTTATGTAATCCGTTTGCTGGTTGATAGTTCATACAATCTATAAGAGATTGAAATGTATTTCTCCAATAAATAGGATTTAATGTATCATCCATGAATAGGGTGACATAATTACTTGGTGAAGGACAAGTTCCTGTAAGTACGTTATTATCAATATTTGTTACGCAGCCTGCCATATATTTTAATTTTTATAATCCGTGATAAATTTTAGTAATATCTGTTAAATCAAGCACTCTTGAGAATACTGCTACATCATCTATTATTGCTGAACTATGTTCTCCACCACTATGACCAAAAAGACCAAACAGATTTGTAGCTAAAGGTGTAGCTGAACCTATTGAGCAGCTTGCTAAATAATTTCCATTAACATATAATGTACCTACACCGTTAGTAGTATCTCTTGTTATTACTATATGATGAAATTTAGTAGTAAAATCTATTGATGAATCCCAAGCTCCAGAGCCACTACAATCAATCAATAAATAAGTTGTACCACCATTATTCTGTAAATAACAATAAAAATAATGTTGACCATCAGTACTATTATGTATTATTAATCCATTTATTGTGCCAAATGCTGGGTTATTATGAGCTTTCATCCAAAATGAAATTGATATATCAGCATTACTTGATATACCTAAATCTGAAGCTACATCTAAAGCTTTTGTAGTATTATTTGCTCCACCATCTGCTCCATTATTAAATACTGCTGTATTAAAAGGAGTAGTTCCATGATTTGTTAAATCATATGTTGGATTTCCTAAATTATTAGTTGTATTCTCTAATCTATAATAAGCTACTAATGAAGGGTCGGTATATAAAGAAGTTAAATAAAACTCTTTTATAAGTAGTGGAAAGTGATGTATTGTACATCCAAAAAATACAGCACTACATCCAAAAAAGCATGGTTCACCCTGACAAAAAGAACATCTTCTTGATAGATAACTTGCTAATGTGGGTGATAATGTTTGTGACATATTATACTGTTACTATTGTTACTGTATTATTTGCTTGTAAATATTGAATATCACCATCTGGATTTCCTGTATTACAAGTCATTAAAGCTGTAGGTACTGTTAATGTTATTAAATTTCCATTTATATGTGTAAATACTCCATCATAAGATATACTAGCACCTAAATTTAAACAAGAAGGTATATAAATATTTTTTAAATTTGTACAAGTTATTAAAGCTTGATTACCTATCTCAAGAACTGATGCCAAATTAATTGTTTTTAAAGAACTACAAAGAGAAAAAGCACCCTCAGATAGAGTTAACAATAAGGGCATATCGATTGTTGTTAAACTAGTACAATTGGAAAATGAGTATACACCAGCTATTAATAATAAAGGCATATTAACTGTTGTTAAATTAGTACAATCACTAAAATTAGACATACCTATAGTTGTTAATGATGGACATTCAACTATTAATAAATTAGTACATTGTTTAAAATTACTATCTGTCATAGCATTTAATGATGGTAAATTAACCGTTGCTAATGAATTACATAGTTCAAAGTTTAAAGAACCAAACATTGTTGTTAATGATGGTAAATAGATATTTGATAATGATGTACATTGTTGAAATGTATTATTACCATACATTGCTGTTAACAATGGCATTTGAATATCAACTAAATTGGAACAAGCTAGGAAGAAATATCTATCTATTGTTGTTATTGCTGGTAATATAACAGTTGTTAAAGTTACAATTGGACTTTCATAGTTATTTGCTCCAAAGCAACTTACTCCACCAGTTATTACACAGCCATTATTATCAACAAATGAAATTAATCCAAAACCACCACTATTATCATCAAATAAACTATTTCTTAAATTTATATTTCTACCACCATATAAATAAACATCATTACCTACTACTTCAACTGAAGTAAATTTACCACCATTAGTAGGTAAATCAAAAAATACATTCCAAGCATTTACATCTTTAGAATTAATATTTATAAGTACATTTTCTATAACAGTAATATCAGCAAATCTCATTACCAACGGATTACCTTTTGAGTATCCTATAGGAGATACAAATCCTGCTCCTGTCTCATAATTTAATAAAGTATTAAGAGTTGTAGATGGGAGATTATAAGTATAACCATCCATCTTCAACGCCTTTCTTCTTAACAAATTTATAGCCATCTCTGTATTCAGATTTGGGTATTTTTGTTTATATATAGCTAATAGACCTGTTGTTTGCCAAGCTGATTGTGATGTACCTCCTGCAAAGAACTCATAATATCCACCATTATACATAGTGATAGTTACTTGTGGCTCTCCATCTAAAGTAAGATGTGACCCCTTAACAGGATTACCTGCAATAGTACAATCTGTACCATTTACACAAATAACTCCTTTTATATTTGCAGGGTGAGCTATATGTGTTAAAGGATTATTACCTGAAGCACATACTACAATAATACCTGCTCCTAAAGCTGCATTAATTGCATTTGTAAGCCCCATACCAAAATCTATACTAACATTAATAATATGTATACCATTTGCTATACACCAACTTATAGCTGCTACTGCTGCTGATGTACCTGTTGGTAACACCTTCATTGAATAAACTGTAGCACCATAAGCCATACCTGTTTTAACTTCAAGTCCTACATTATAAAAACTATATTGTTGACTTAATACCATACAAGCCTTACTACCATGAGAATAAGAGTCTTGTACTCCTGTACCTGTATAATCTTGTCTTATTAAATTTGCATTAGCCAATGCTGCATTTCCATCTTGACATCCTGTATCTATTAAAGCAATTTTTACTCCTGTTCCATCAAAACCTACTATTTTAGCAGTATCTATATTTAAATATTTATTTATATGAACGTCAGTATAATCCATGCTAATATAAGGCATATCTGCAGGATATGAACACAACTTACCTTCTTGGTTTTCAGATATTCTAATACCTGCTCCAACTAAGGCTTGATGTTCTTCATCTGTTAAATCTACAACAACAGTAGCTACATTCTCATAATGAGTATGCTCTACTTCATGTCCTAAAATAGACAGAAGTTCATCATATTTATCATATTCTATTATATACTTTTTCATCTATCTGAGTACATTGCTATTAATATTGCGATTGTCGCTACTGTAAGGATACTTGCATATATCCAAGACCACTTTAATTTTGTTGTGATAAACTTATACCAACAAAATCCAGCACATAATAAAGTAAGGAGTGGAATAATCCATAATCCTCCTGAGAGCCATGTTAACATATTATACTAATTTAGCCAATTTTAAAAATATACCTATTGTACCAGCAGTTATATTAGCTGTTGTTACAGACATTACAATATTTCTTGCACCAATTGATTTAGTAAATGCGGGTGCTGTTATTTTAGTAACTCCTGCAGCATTTAATGTAGTAACTAAACCTGTTGTATTATTTAAAGCTGCTGTTGTGGCATCTGTTGAAATACCTAAGTTTATAATAGCTCCTGCTCCTGCAGTAAGACCTGTTCCAACATCAACTAATACTTCATGAATATAATAACCTATAGGAGCTTGAATTTGTGGAATATATACTGTTCCAACTAATCCGTAATTAGCAGCTCCTGTAAAAGTAACACTAAAACTACCTTCAATTTTATCTGCTTTTGCCAATATGCCCTTTAATGTGGCATTTGATTGTACTGATGAAAAATCATAAATATAATCATCAATTACATTATCAGTAATATTATTTCTTGTATTTATATTAGCATTTAATATTTGCCCAATTCTCAATGTATTTGATTGAAGATATGTATGATTTAGTGTTGAACTACTAGATATGGCACAACTCTGAATGGCAGAATATCTAATTGGAATATCTGCATTATAATCTCCAATTAAAGTGTTATTTGCAATATACACACCTCTACCGTTAAAAGTAACAGTTAATGTATTACTGTCTATTTTACCTTGGACCATTTGATTGGTGTTAATATAAGACCTATCAGAACCACTACCTTGAGTATAATTATTTATATAAGTATTACTATTAATAGTTGATAAACTCATTATAT